CTTAAACCAGTCCCGCTTCTGGGGGTAATTCACATAATTGTGATACGTGTGTGTTGTACTACGAAATGCAAGCTTTAAAACAAGATTTATAATTCTCTTTTAACAAAGTTACCTGTTGCGGTTTCCTTGATCAGAGCTTTTGCTTCAGTTTTGTTCTTTAACAACAGGCTAAAGCATCTCCGAGCTCCTAACATATCTGCTGCTGTCGAACTTGACTGTAATTTTCCAATTATAGTTTCCAAATAGGAAGAAAATGTCATATTCCACAGTAGTTGGCGTTTGATTTCCGATATCTTATCTTCATCACAGATTTGCTTTATGATCGCATCTTCCATATCTCTAAAAGTGCCAAGATTCGCTTCTTTGATAAGCGCGTTCTTTGAGTTCTTTAGAACATAGGTTTTAGCTGCATTTGCAAATCTACGTTGATTTAAGCATCGAAGTGAGGTCCTAATAGCCATTGGGTTGCGGAGTATTGCTTCACACGACATATGTCTGACGCCACTATTCAGGTACATGTTAGCAAGTGTGACATATGATGGGAAAGAAAAACAAATCATCTTCATTGCTGCAATTCCAGACTGTAGTGCGTTAAAGCTCTCATTTGTCGATAATCCATAAAGAGTCGATGCACCAAAACCTCCTAAACCAACTGGAACATGAGTTGCAAAAGCCATCCTCAGCAGAGCATCATTGCTTGTTTGTTTAAATCCCCAAACTCTAAGTGATTTATAAACTTCAACCATGTATGCATAGTATGCCAACATATGATTAGTGCCATTCTGAATTGCTCCTCTGGTTCCAGATGCATGTGTCATCAATTCATCAACCAATGTTGGAACAGCGATTTCCTGCTTCTTTCCAATTCTCATGAATGCTTTTGCACCAGGTGTAACCTCTATCCCGTCATAAAACACACGATTTAAATATTGACACATGACAGAACTAACGAACGTTTTGTCCCAACTTATCTTCTGCCCTGCGAATTTATACATCTTGTCGATCACATCAACTGCTGCTGCAATATCATGTGAGTTTCTTGGTAGTTGTATTCTGAGCAATCCATCATCGATGAGAACTTCCAATGAAGCTGGACCTGACGTCAATCCAAGTTCCCTGAGCTTTGAAACAGAATATGACATAAGATCTATGTGAACAGAGGTATTCATCTTTCCTTGCAAACCTTCTAGATCATTCCCACGTGTCTTGAATACATCATGAACCCCTAGCTTTATGAAAGTTAATTCGACATCTGTGAATAAATGCAAGACTTGCAACAGTTCCTCTTTTCCAAAGCATTCCTCCCAGCTCTCTACACCATTCTCTTTGAACTCCGGATTTTGCATTGGGGAAAAACCTTCAAGATCGAATGACATCAACACCGTTTTCAATGCTTTATTAGTCACTTTACATGTCGACATTATCGGAGTTGCTGCTAAGTCACCAAGTCGCTGATCTAGTTCCATAGTTGATTTGCCAACACTAGATCCTGTCTGACTTGAAACATATACCGAAATGTTGGCTTCAAACTCTGACAAGAATCTCCTATGTTCATCTAAGCACATCGAAAATGCACGTGATCCTGGTTTCTTAGCCTCTGCTTTTAATGCCAAAAGGATAATTGCCTTATAGATTTTGAACAGCTTTTTGTCCTTTGCCAATTGGAAAATCTCTTTCTGTGACAAGAAACTTTCACTGAACAAATACTTTAGAACCTGATTTCTATCTTCTTTAGGAACATCGGTCAATTCTAATTTGTCGTTTGGTCCTAATGCAGGAGCTATCACCTTATCCTTCACTATTTCGTTTTCACAACCATCAAAACCACGGTACAAGAAATTCCCACGTATGTTCACATGTGGCATATCAGCAACTCTTAGTTCTCCTGGGCTCATAGCTGGGTAAGCAGAAATTGTTGGTGGAGCAGTATCAGGATCGTACAGGTTTCCAGGCAAGTATCCATGAACGTTGAAGAATGTCTGTATTCTACTTCTTTTCATGTAGAGTTTGAATTCCTCTTTGCTCGCAGTGACTTTTGCATTAGTTGTTGGATGAACACCTAGCATGACAGAATCAGAAACTGGATGAGTTGTCTCCGCCTTACGTTCTAGTGCATCACAAACAGAATATATGCAAAAGTCTGGACATGGG